TTGATTGTTCTCATTGGTGGTAGGGGCTCGGCCAAGTCGGAAACAGCGGCCCGCATTCTCTTGATGAAATCCCAAACAGAAGCGGCTGACGTGCTATGTGGGCGTGAGTATCAGAACTCGATTGACGACAGCGTTCATAAGGTTCTATGCGAATTGATAGGCAAGCTGGAAATGCAGGGAGCTTACACAACAGACAAGAAGATTGATTTCGCTGGTGGTGGTGGGTTTAGATACAAAGGCTTCGCCCGCAATTCAGCCGCGGTTAAATCAGCACAGGGTTTTAAGTATTCATGGATTGAGGAAGCGGACGCACTGAGCGAGCAATCAATTGAGGATTTGTTGCCAACTATTCGCGCCGGCGATTCAAAGCTATTCTTCACAGCAAATCCCCAAGCCTCGAACGATCCGTTTAGTGAACGGTTTATTCTCCCATTCCAGGCGGCACTGACTGCGCAGGGATACCACGAAGACGCGATGCACCTGATTATCATGATGAACTGGCGAGACAACCCTTGGCATGGGGAGTTAGAACAACAGCGCCTTTGGGATTTCGAACATATGAGCCGGGCCAAGTATGACCACATATGGGAAGGCGCATTCAACGACACGGTAGACGACGCAATCATTCAGGCCGAGTGGTTTGATGCTGCGATCGATGCACACAAGAAGCTAGGCTTTGAACCAAGGGGAGCGCGTATCGTATCCCATGACCCTTCGGACGGTGGCGACCCCAAGGCTGTAGCACTGCGGCAAGGCTCGGTTATCCTCGGCATAATGGAAGACCCGGACAAAGATGCAAACGATGGGTGCGATTGGGCGACTGACTACGCGATAGAACAAGACGCGGATCACTTCACGTGGGATTGTGACGGGCTTGGGGTCACGTTGCGCCGACAGGTTGCGCTGGCATTCGATGATAAGAAGATCGATTACCATATGTTCAAAGGCTCGGAGGGGGTAGACAATCCCGAGGAGATATATGAAGCGATGGAAGGTGAGGCCCGACACAAGGCCAGAACCAACAAGCAGGTATTCAAAAACAAGCGGGCGCAATACATATGGTATCTTCGTGACAGGTATTATCGGACATATCGCGCGGTTGTGCATGGCGAATATACTGACCCCGATTTGCTCATTAGCATCTCAAGTGATATTGGTGAGAAGATGGTAGCGCAGTTACGCTCGGAGACTTGCCGGGTGCCAAGGAAGCCTAACGGGTCAGGATTAATACAGATTATGAGCAAGCCGGAAATGTTAGCAAAGCACAAGATCAAGAGCCCGAACTTGTTCGACACTACGTTTATGAGTTTGAGAATACCGAAAAGTAGGGTAAGAGAGAGAAAACCTATTAGCGTTCCGAATTTGCAAAGGCTAACACGATGACCGAAGAAGCAGACGCCAAGAAACTAGAGCAGTTCAAAGCTGACGTAACCCTTGACGCGGAGACCGGACAAGACCAGCGGGACGCAGCCAACGAGGATACACGCTTTATTAATGTCATTGGTGGTATGTGGGAGGGTGACTTTGCGGAGTCATTCGGTTCTCGTGTAAAGCTTGAACTTGATTTGGTTAGCAACTTCTTGCAGCGGTTCATTGGTCAGTGGAACCAGAACCGGGTTGGCGTTGAGTACAAGCCCGATGATTCCAAGACCACCAAGGAAGAAGCGGAACTGTTGAACGGTATCTACCGGCACGACTTCCGCAAGGGCAGCGGTAAGCTATCGACTGACAACGCGGTGGATGAGGCCGCGACTTGTGGCGTCGGTGCATTCAAGCTTGCGACTGAGTTCGAGAATGAAGCCGACCCCGAGAATGACAACATGAATATGGTTTGGCGTCCTATCTACAACGCATACGCGACAGTGATATGGGATTCAGCAGCCAAGCGCATTGATAAGCGTGACGCAAGCAGATGCACAGAACTCGCACAGTTCACGGCGCAATCGTTTGAGCGCCAATGGCCCGACGCGCAGCCTGTGTCTGCATACACACCCGCAAGCCGTGGCTTTATGAGAGGCGACAGGTCAAGCACGGCTGATATATTCGTTGCCACTCGTTACGAGATTGTTAAGACGAAAGAGGATGTGTTCGTTTACAACAACCTGGCCACCAGCAAGATCGAGGTCTATTCGAAAGAGGATCACGAACTTATCAAGGATGAGTTGGCCAAGGATGAGAACCGCACCTTCGTTCGGCAACGCAAGATTGTTGAGCAATCCGTTGAGAAAACTATATTCAGCGGTGAGGAGATCCTAGAGGATACGCGGCGCATTGCTGGCGAGTGGATACCGATTATTCCGTTCTATGCCTATCGTTCGTATGTGGATGGTGTTGAGACTTACCGCGGCTTGGTTCGTAAGCTGAAAGACCCGGCGCGACTGTTCAACATGCAGGTATCACAGCTTGCAGAGAATGCGGCTTCAGGTGGGCAGGAAGTGCCAATCTTTACGCCTGAGCAGATGGAGAACAAAGACGTTCAAGCGTTATGGGCTGACAAGAACAACAAGCCTTATTTGCTGGTTGATTCTGTGAAGGATGCAGACGGGAACCCTATTCAGTCTGGACCCATTGGATATTCCAAGCCACAGATGCTTGATGCTTCGACAACCACGCTTCTCGGTATTGTTCCACAGTTCATTCAAGACTCAACGGGCGGCGCTCCGCAGGAATCGTTTAGTTCCGATATGTCAGGTAAGGCAATCAACGCTATCATCAAACGCCAAGACATGAACACGCAGCCGGTAAACGATAACATAGCCGGCGCTGTTCAATGGAGTGGTACGGTTGCCTCCTCGATCGCTGCGGAAATCTACACCAACAAGCGCATGGTCAGAACCATTGGCAAGGACGGTGCGGAAAGCGAAGTTCAACTGCTTGAACAGGTAATGGATGAGGAAACAGGGCAGATTGTCGAGGCTAACAACCTGACGAATAGCCGGTTCCAAGCGTATGCCGATGTTGGCCCACAGTATGAGACAATGGCAGAACAGACAGTTGAGGATCTTAAGGGTATGCTTGAGGCTCTTGGTCCTGACTCGCCTTATCAACCCGTTCTCATGGCTACTATGCTGGATAATATATCTGGCGTTGGGCTTGACCCACTCAAAGAATTCAACCGGAACATCATGCTTACTCAAGGCATGATTAAACCAGCTACACCCGAAGAGGAGGCAATGGTTGAGCAAGCTAGGCAACCGAAAGAAGACCCTAATGCGGAGTTCCTCCAAGCGGAGGCCGAACGTGCGCGGGCCGAGGGTAGAAGCCTCGATGCTGGTTCAGTGCAGAAAACTGCTGATGCTGGCAAGAAGGTTGCGGAGACCAGGCAGATTGAAGTTGAAACAACGGATACACAATTAGAATCCATTGCGAAACGCACTGAGGCTGTACGGGAACAGGCGGCAACCCCGCTTGTGAACTAGGACGTAGTGTTCTATAGTGCCTACATGATAACCTTCATGAATCAAAATCCATGGCAACCTCAACCAGTTTAATCAGGTAGGCACTGCTGTGCTTGCCTTACGGGGCGAGTAGAAGATGATTCAAAGGTTATCCCTCACCTCATACTATTTCCTAGTAGCTCAATGGTAGAGCATCTGGCTGTTAATCAGACGGTTATTGGTTCGAGTCCAATCTAGGGAGCCAATCAGGGTATAGCTCAGTCGGTAGAGTGCTATATTTGGACTATAGAAGTCGCAGGTTCAAGTCCTGCTGCCCTGACCAAATTACTGTGGGTGTGTAGTTTAATGGTAGAACAGCGGCTTCCAACCCCGTTGGTTGGGGTTCGATTCCTCGCACACCTGCCAAGGTATTACTCCCCATTCGTCTAATGGTAGGACACCAGATTTTGAGTCTGGCTATCGAGGTTCGAATCCTTGATGGGGAACCAATCAATTAAGTCAACGTGGCAATTTGACACACCCAAAGCGGATATGTTAACAATCGGTATGGCTTACCGGAGCCTTAAACCGGGTGATTCAATCCTCTTGTACCATTACAGAGGTTAAACAATGGAGAATATAGCGTGAATAAAGCTGTCGAAACGGAAGAAGAAGTAATCGTTGAAGAAGAAGTAACGGAAGAACAGGAAGATTTAGAGGAGGCATCCGAAGGATCTGAAGGTACGGAAGAAACCGAAACCGACGACGAAGAAACGGAAATTGTTTTAGAGGGTGATGATGGTTCGCAACCAGTTGACCAGAACAACCTTGGAATAAGGAAGCGTATTAATAAGCTAAACGCGAAGGTGAGTGACGCCAATGACGGGCGAGACACGGCCAACAGTGAACTGGCTGCTGAGAGAGAGAAAACCAAGTTACTACAACTTGCACTTCAACAGCAGAAAGAACAGCCGGCCAAACCGTCAGGACCGCCAGATCCACTTGATTATGACGGAGGTGCAAGCGACCCCAAATACGTCGCTGGACTGACTGATTACACAAACGGACTTGTGCGGGCTGAAATGGCCAAGCACGCTCCACAACCGGAAGCACCAAAGACAGACGTTGAACTTGTGAAGGCACAGACAAGCCATTACGAAGCAGCCGACAAGCTTAAGCTCTCCGATTATGAAGCGGTTGAAGAAGTGGCGATTGGCATTCTCGGAAGGGATACCGTCAATCAACTGATTAGTCAGACCACCAATTCACATCTGATTATGTATCACTTGGGTAAGGACCCGGCGAAGGCAGAGCGAATAGCTGATCAAATTAAGCGCAACCCAATCAAGGGCGTTATGGAACTAGGCGCTTTAGCCGCTAACTTGAAAGCGACTAAGGTTAAACGGAACCAAGCCCCGAACCCAGACGGAGAGTTGGAAGGCTCGAAGTCACCCTCAAAAGGAACACGAGGACCAAGCGGGGCTGTCTACTCATAAGGTGGCTTAAATGGCTAATAACTTTGACTCCAACTTTACCAACAAACTCATGCGTGTGTTTCTTGAGAAATTCGAGAGCGCACGCGTCCTTTCAAAGAACGTTGATACACAGCTTTTGTCGAATGCTTTTAATCCAAGCACCGGCGACACTGTGTTTTTCAAACGTCCGACTGATTACACATCGTTTCGTGACCCTACGGGCGATCTAACTTCAAGCACTGCTAGCGATATCGTTACTGGTAAAGCTTCGGGTGTTGTTCAGGATTACTTCACAGTCCACGTTGATTACGACGAAGCTGACGAAGCAATCAAAATGGACCAGCTAGACCAACTCCTTGCACCGATGGCGACTCGTATCGTTACGGACATGGAACTTGATTTCGCTGCGTTCATGATGAAGAACTCGGGCCTTCTGGCTGGTACTCCTGGAACTGCTGTTACGACATGGGATCATGTTGCCGAGGCTGGCGCTGTTATGCAGTCCTCTGGTGTTCCTATGGATGACGGTTGGAACTATACGGTTAACCCGTTCACACAGCGTAAACTGGCAAGTGACCAGCGTTCGTTGGGTGCAGGTGGTTCTGCCGGTTCGTTGATCTCTGAAGCGCACCGTCGTGCGATTATCACAGAGAATTTCGCTGGTTTCTCAAGCGTCATGACTGCACCAGTTGTGAACGAAGCATCAGCCGTAACAACCGCTGTGAACAGACGGTTCGCGCCCGTATCATCAATG